TGTTCTCCTGGCTGACCGAGTGGAACTTCCCCGAGGCCGCCCCGCCGCAGGTGTGGCGGCCGCGCCCCCTGCGGGAAGAGGACGAGGCCAAGGTCCGCACCGTCAAGATCGGTGCCCGCGACCAATACCGCGCCTTTGTCGCTGCCATGCGCGGCGACGGCTGGGAGCCGGAAGACCCCAATGCCAGCCTGGAAGAGCAGGCGGAAGGTGGCTGGAAATTCATCGCCAAGCCGGTGCCGGTGGTCGACGCGAAACAGCCGGCCTTCGCCGAGCCGGCGCCACGCGATGCCCTCGACGACCTCGCCGACCAGCTCGACACGGTGGCGGCCCCGGCGCTGGACGTGATGATCGGGCAGATCCGCGATCTGGTCGCCCAGGTCGATGGCGAGGGCGGCACCTTGCAAAATGTCGCCGACCGGCTGATCAGGCTCTATCCGAAGCTGGATGACCAGGCGCTCGGCCAGGCCATGGCCCAGGCGATGGCCCTGGCGGGATTGCAGGGGCATGGGGATGTGCTGGCGGGGATGGTGTAGCGATGCCGGATGACAGTTTGCCATTCCAGGAGGCGATCGACTACCTCCGCAACAAAATCACTCTGCCCACCCGGACGTGGACCGATCTGCTGCATGGCATGCATGCCCGGGCCTTTGTCGTGGCCGGCGCCACCAAGGCGCAACTGCTGACCGACTTCCACCAGGCGGTCACCAGGGCCATTGCCGAGGGCCGGACACCGGCGGATTTCCGCAAGGATTTCGACCGCATCGTCGCCGCCCATGGCTGGAGCCACAATGGCTCGGCCGGCTGGCGCTCGGGCGTGATCTACAACACCAACCTGCGCATGGCTCATGCCGCCGGGCGCTATGCCCAGATCCAGGAGGTCAAGGAGAGCCGCCCCTATCAGCGCTATTCGGCGATCCTGGACGGCCGGACGCGCGACAAGCACGCGCAATGGCACGGCACCATCCTGCCGGTCGATCACCCGTGGTGGGACACCCATACCCCGCCCTGCGGCTGGAACTGCCGCTGTACGGTGCAGAGCGTGTCGGAGGCCGATCTGAAACGCTACGGCTGGACGGTGTCGGCCGAGGCCCCGGCGATCAACGAGGAATCGCGGTCCATCACGCTGTCGGACGGCTCTGTCAAGACCCTCATGGTCCCCGAGGGGATCGACACCGGTTTCGGCTACAACCCCGGCAAGGCCGCCTGGGGCCAGCGCCTGGCCGAGGACGTAATGAACGGGTGGCGGGGCGCCAAAGCCGATGCCTGGGAGCGGCTGACCGAAGGCGACTGGCAGAGCGCTGGCCGGCCGGCGAAAGTGCCGACCGATCAGCCCGTTGCCGCCCTGGGGCCTTCCGGTGAAACAGCGGAAGACCTGCGACGGATGATCGAAGCGGCGATCGGCGGGAAAGAGGCCGCCTACACCCTGCCGAGCGGCGACGTGGTGGCGGTCGATGCTGCCGCTCTGGCCGGGCATATGGCACCGAACCGCGGTCCCTATATCCCGTTTCTGCCCGAGCTGCTGTCCGACCCCTACGAGGTCTGGCTGGCGTTCGAACGGCACAAGGGGACCGGCCGGGTGGAGCTGCGATTGCGGGTGATCAAGGTGGTCGAGCTGAACAAGGATGCGACTTTGACGGCTGTCGCCCAAGTGGTGAAAGGGCGGCTGGAGGCGTGGACATTCGTTCCCGGAAATCGGGCCACCCAGATCAACCGCAGCCGTGTCGGTTCTCTGCTCTATGGACGGCAGGTGGGGGCTCTATCCGATGCAGCCGAACGAGCGCCCGGCGACGGTTGACGGGGCTGCATCCCGACCGGCGCCTTCGTTGGCCGGATTGTAGCGCACCTGTCGTTGCCGGTCCATCGCCTAGGACGCCCGTACAGGCGCCTACCGCTTCGGGGTATGCCGTGATACCGGACGGATAGGGTACCCCCCGTTAACCCCCCGTTAGAAACGCCGCACGGGGCATCTGCGCGCGCGAGCCGCGCAGGGCTCTTGCCAGCGGCGGCCGAGCCGGTCCAGGATGGGGGGGAAGGAGCGAGCCGCGGCACATGCGGAACTCGTTCCGGCTAAGCCCCCTCCCGCCGAAATCCCTAGGGTGACCTCCGAACCAAGCGTTCCGAGGGATCATCCGTGACCACCGCCGCCGCCCCGATCGAAATCTTCCGCCCCGGCACCTTTACGCCGATGGTCGGTGAGCCGCTGACCTTTTCCGAGGCGGACCTGATGGCCTGTGCCGCCGGCTATGATCCGGCCAAGCACGAAGCGCCGCTGTGCGTCGGTCATCCGGCCCATAACCTGCCGGCCTATGGCTGGGTCAGATCGGTCCGCTTCGCCCAGGACGACGCGGGGGGCGCCCTGGTGGTCGATCCGACCCAGGTCGATCCGGCCTTTGCCGAGATGGTCAGGGCCGGCCGGTTCAAGAAGATCAGCGCCGCCTTCTTCAAGCCCGACAGTCCCGGCAACCCGACGCCCGGCACCTTCTATCTGCGCCATGTCGGCTTCCTCGGCGCCCAGCCGCCGGCCGTCAAGGGCCTGAAGCCGGTGGCGTTCGCCGCGGATCAGGATGGCGTCGTGGTGTTCGGGGCCGGGGAAACCGGGCGCCGCGGCCTGCTGCGACAGGCGTTCGGACTGCTGGCCGCCGCCTTTGGCGAAGGGGAGCCTGAACCGGCCGTTCCCCCTGCTACCACCCCTGCCACCCTCCCGACCCCGCCGGCTCCCCTGCCCACGCCCCTCAAGGAGGTCACTCCCACCATGCCCCCCGACGACGTCAAGAAGCGCGAAGCCGATCTGGCCGCGCGTGAAGCCGCCTTTGCCGAACGTGATCGTGCCGCCCGGCGGCGCGACAATGCCGCGTTCCTGGAAACCATTCTGGCGGCCGGCAAGGCCCCGGCCCTCGGCCAGGCCGAGCGCAAGGCCCGCACGCTGGCATTCATGGACCGGCTGGATGCGGCCGAGGTGGTCGCCTTCGCCGAGGGCGACGGCGGCAAGGCGACCGAACTCGACGAGTTCAAGGCGCTGCTGTCCGCCCTGCCGGTGTCGGTCGATTTCTCCGAGCGGGCCAAGGCCGAAGCGGCCGACGCCCAGACCGCCGCCTTCGCCGCGCCGGCCGGCTACGTGGTCGATCCGGCGGGCGCCGTGCTCCATGCCAAGGCACAGGCCCATCAGTCGAAGAACCCCGGTGTCGGCTATCTCGAGGCCGTCAAGGCCGTCGGCGGCCGTTAAGGAGACCCCATGCTGCACGCCCGTTCGCTGCTGTCCCTGACGCTCAAAGCTTCCGGCGCCGTCGCCGAAGGCCGCTGCATCACCCTGGCTGGTGTCCAGGCCACCGTGGCCGGCGCCAAGGTCCGCGGTGTCACCCAATATGCCGCCAATGACGGCCAGGGCTTTGCCGCCACCGTTGCCGGCACCGCCCTGGTCGAGGCCGGCGCGGCCATCGCCGTGGGCGACTCGCTGATCTGCGATGCCCAGGGCCGGGCCATCCCGGCCAGCGGCGCCCTGGTCCTTTCGGCGGGCGCGGTGGCGGTGACGTCGAGCGCCGCCAATGGCGCGGTGCTGGAAGGCGCCGAGCTGCCCGAGTTCGTCTTTGCCGATGCGCTGGAAGCGGCCACGGCCGCCGGGAAGTTCATCGAAGTCCTGTTGCGCTAGGAGGCGCCCCTATGTCCGGCCTGAACCCCAACAACGCCCGTGTCGTCGACCCTATCCTGACGACCCATGCGCGCGGCTATCGCAGTGCCGGCCGTGTCGGCCTGACGCTGTTCCCCCGTGTTCTTGTGACCATGCGGGGCGGCAAGATCCTGACCTTCGGCAAGGAAGCGTTTCAGTTGTACGGCACCCGTCGCGCCCCGGGCACGGCGGCCAAGCGCATCAGCTTCGGCTATGATGGGCTGCCGTTCGCCCTGACCCAGGATGCCGTCGAAGCCCCGGTGCCGCGTGAGTTCCAGCAGGAAGCGGCGGCGGTGCCGGGCATCGACCTGGGCCAGCGGGCCGTCAATCTGGTGCTGGATGTGCAGTCGCTGACCCTGGAGGCCGAACAGGCCGACATCGCCACCAATGCCGCCAACTACGACGTCAACCACAAGATCGCCCTGGCCGGCACCGACAAGTGGTCGGCAGACACCGGCACGCCGGTGACCGACATCAACACCGGCAAGGAGGCGGTGCGCCAGGGCATCGGCCTGCGCCCCAATACCCTGGTGATGGGGCCGGAGGCCTGGAACGCCGCGCGCTCCAATCCCAGCGTGCTCGCCTATTTCAAGCTGAACGACGGCACCCAGGTCACCCAGGAGCAGTTCAAGAAGCTGGTCGAGGTCGACACCCTGGTGGTCGGTGAAAGCGTCATCTGGGATGACACCGCGAACAAGTTCGTCAACATCTGGGGCAATTGCGCCGTGCTGGCCTATGTGCCGTCCAGCGTCTCCGGTCAGGAGCAGCCGTCCTACGGCTATACCTATACCCTGACCAACAGCCCGTTCGTCGAGGCGCCCTACTGGGAAAACCAATCCAAGTCCTGGATCTACGGGGTCACCGATGACCGCGCCCCGGTGCTGACCGGCATGTCCGCCGGCTTCCTGATCGAGACCCCGGCGTAAGGGGGCGGATATGACCTACGCCACCCCTGACGATCTGGAGCGCGACATCGGGGCGGACGCCCTGACCGCCCTGTCCGACCGCACCGGGTCCGGGGCCCGGGATGAGGCGGTGATCGCCCGCGCGCTCGACGACGCCTCGGCGGTGATCGACGGCTATCTGGGGGGGCGCTATGCCCTGCCGCTGGCCACCCCGCCCGCCCTGCTCAACACCTGGTGCCGGGTCATCGCCCACCAGGGTCTGCATGTCAACGGGGCAGGGGAGCATGTGCGCACCGCCTATGAAGACGTGATGTCGCAATTGAAGGACGTCGCCCGCGGTACGTTGACCCTGACCCTGCCGGGGATCGGCACCGAACCGGCCCCGGCTGCCGGGGGCGGGGTGCGCGGCAGTTCGGCGCCGCGGCAGTTCGACCGCACCACCCTGGCGGACTACACGCGATGAGCGGCACCGCCATCAGCCTGAACGGCTCCGCCCGCGTGGTCGAGGTACTGCAACAACTGACCCGCCGGGCCAGCGACCTGACCCCGGTCATGCGGTCGATCGGCGAAGGGCTGGTGACTTCGACCCAGCAGCGCTTCGAGAGCGAGACCGACCCGCAGGGACGGCCGTGGAAACTGCTGTCAGCGGTCACCCTGCTGAAGCGCCTGGCACACACCCAGAAACGCAAGAACGACCAGGGAGACACCATCACCGTCCGCTCGCCCTACACCACCAAGGGCAAGCTGACCAGCACGGCGCAGAAGCGCCTGACCAGCCTGAAGATCCTGCAAATCCTGGGGCACCTCAAGGGCTCCATTCATCAGGTGGCCGGGCGCGATCAGGTCGAGGTCGGCAGCGGTCTGGTCTACGCCCGTATCCACCAGTACGGCGGCAAGGCCGGACGCGGCCAGAAGGTGGACATTCCCGCTCGCCCGTATCTCGGCATCGACGAGGCCGACGCCACGTCCATCGTCGACACCTTGCGGACCTATATCGGGGGGCTGGCGTGATGCTGCTGCCTGCCATCCTGGACCGGCTGAAGGCGCAGGTGCCGGCCCTGAAGCTGGTCGGCACCCTGTCCGAGGTCGATACCGACACCCTGCCGGCCCAGCACCCCGCCGCCTTCGTGCTGCCGGTCAGCGACCGGGCCACCGCCTGCCGCATCGCCGCCGGAGCGCACCGTCAGGATCTGACGGAGATGTTCGGGGTGCTGATCGTCGTGTCCAAGCCGGCCCCGGCTGGCCGGGCGGTGCTGGACCTTGAAGAGCTGAAGGATCTGGTGCGCCAGGCGCTGATCGGCTGG